TAATGGAAAATGAAGCTCCACCTTATCTATTCTCCCCTAATACCGACTACTTTAGTGAGAAGCTAATAGACTGTCTTCTTGTGGGGTGTGTTCCTATTTTTTATGGTAATCCCAATGTCTTGAATTACTTTAATCCAGAAGGGATTATAGTTGTAACGGATCCAGATCAAGTCTTACCTGCATTAGAAAAGTTGAGCCCGGGCTTATATCTTAGCAAAATCGATGCGGTTAAGGAAAATTTTGAAATAGCAAGATCCTATATGAATCCTGAAGATATTATATACAACCTATTACTTGATTAAACCGATACTCTAAGTTATAATATATAGATATGAAGCTTAATATTGGAGAAGAGATAGAAGATACTATAAAAAATATAATACATGAAAAATTAAATGTAAGTAAAGAAGTAGAATTACCGACAGGTTTAATAGAAACTGATAATATTGGTGAGGTTATTGAGAAGCTATCTATTCTTCATTGTAGAATGTGGTATTTAGAGGACGCTATATCTCAATCTACAGATGACAATGAAATCGCTGATTTAAAGAGAAAAATAGATATATGTTTTAAACAAAAGAGACCTAAATATGTAGAAGCTATTAATAGAATGATTGATGGATGTATTGTGACTAATAAAAGCTTGATTGAAGATTCTGTTAAGTTTTATAAAGGGTATCAATCAAAGCAGTGAATCTATTAATAGGTAATACATCTCAATTATCTAACTATTTTCCAGATGATTTTATTAAAATCTCTTCTAGAAATATTAATTATAAAAATTTAAAAAACTATGATAATGTATACATCCTATTTGCTGAACAACGAACATATGATAAGAGTCTAACTGAAGATGATTTTATTGATGTTAATGTTAATTACACGAGTAAATTAGTAGATAATTTATACCAGGTTAACAAAAACATTATCTTATACGGTACGGCAGAATTATGGAATGCTCACGATGGTCCTATTGACATAGATAGTGAGATAAAATATAACTATAGTCCTTATATTAAATCTAAAGAAGTGTTGTACCATAAGATATTAAATAAACGTGAATCAGGTAAATGGCTCAATACTACAATACTACATCCGGTAAATTTTAATTCTACTCATAGAAAGAAAAATTTCCTATTTTATAAAATATTTGATTCTATAATTAATAAAAATGAAATTACTGTAGGTGATTTAAATATAGAGAGAGATATTATTCACCCTAGTTACTTGGCTGATCAATCACTAGTTTGTTCACAAGATAGAATAATAGGGTCCGGGCAAGTAATTAATATAAGAAAATTTATAATTTCTCTATATAAAAATTATAATATGGAGTATAATTATTATGTTCAGGAAAACAGTGAGTTTAAATCACCACATAAGAATAACATATTTTGGTCTAACCAAAAAGAAAAATATAATGATTTACTTAAGGATACTTTAGATGACATTAATAAAAGAGAAAATTAGTTTAGTTAAGGATACTATTGATTCGACTGATATTGATATACTAATCAAGTGGTTACAGACCAATCCGCGTTTAACTAAAGGTGAGAAGACGATAGAATTTGAAAGACGGTGGTCAGAATGGTTAGGAGTTAAATATAGTGTTTTTTGTAATTCGGGTTCATCTGCGAATTTAGCTGCAATATATTCGTTACTTATATCTGGTAAATTGAAAACTAATAAGATTGTGGTCCCGGCAGTATCGTGGGTAACGACAGTATCTCCTACTATTCACTTAGGTATGGAACCCATTTTATGTGATTGTGATATTAATACTCTAGGTTTAGATATAGATCACTTTAAATTTTTAGTTAAAACACATAAACCATCAGCTGTTGTACTAGTGCACGTACTCGGTGTACCTAATAAAATGTATGAAATACAAAAGATATGCAAGGATAATAATATTATTATAATAGAGGATTCATGTGAAGCTGTTGGCTCAGAATATAATGGTGTTAAGGTGGGGTCGATTGGCAATATAGGTACATTTTCATTTTATTTTGGTCATCATATATCTACAATAGAAGGTGGTATGATATCGACTAATGACAAAGAATTATATCACTTAATGTTATCAATCAGAAGCCATGGATGGGATCGCGATCTACCGGGTGATGAGCGTGATATTTTAAGAAAAGATCATAACGTCACACCGTTCAGAGCATTATATACATTTTACTACCCAGGCTTTAATTTAAGATCTACAGATTTACAGGCTTTTATAGGTTTAACTCAATTAGAGAAAATAGATACTGTAGTTGATAACCGGTGTCGTAATTTTAAGTTATATAGTAATATAATTAAAAATAGTGAGTGGAAGATTAAACCAGAGAATAATATGAAAGTATCGGGGTTTGCTTACCCTATTATCACTAACAAGATAGATGAACTAATCTCTAAATTAAATAAAAATAATATAGAAACCCGGCCTTTAATTTGTGGATCGATAAATAAGCAGCCTTTTTGGTATAAACAAGAACATATAAGCACAACAACAACTACAGCAGACTGGTTACATGATCATGGATTATACCTACCTAATAATCATGACATGACAGAAGAGGATATTATTCGAATAGCGGGGGTCGTTAATAGTGTCTAATTAAATTGTTGATTAGACTGTCAATCTAAGTTATAATATATATATGATAATTAATGACATTAAAACATATGATGGTAATCTACTTCACAATAGATTCGCATATAGATTTTTCCGGAATAAAACACTTCCTATAGGTAATATTTTAGCGTTTAGAGCACCAATGCTCGTTGAGGCAGAAGGCATGATTGACGAGGAAGACGTTCTTAAGAATGAATTCATTTATAGTGATGATGCTATAAATTTTCTCTGGGAAATTCCTAATCTAAATTCTTTTGGTGCGGTGGCGTATCAACGATTATTCAATACACAGCTCGCTACTATTTTACACAACTATGTTAAATCTCCAATCGAAATGGATGGAGATGATATCATCGTCCATAAAGAGCACGAACAATGCGGTATTGTTCAACCTAAAGGTAAGTGCAGTGTAAGTATTACTCATGTAAAAGGGGAAGCAGCTCTCGGTCATACTGGTATTAATATTGTTGCTGGGAGGAGGGCTCCTGTACATGCATTTTCTACCGGATTGACAGATGATCAAGCAGATCAATTTATGAGAAACGTCATTGATATGTTTTACGGGTTAAATGATGATATTTTCTTAGCTACTACAAAAATTATTAGCAAATGACCATCTTTGATTTTATAAATGATATTCTCTTTAATAAAAAAGGAGATAAAGCTGACAACGAAGATGATGCGATTCAGTTTAATGGTTATCTTATTAACAGGTGGATTAGTATGCATTCCCCGGAGATGGCGACCGTTGTAAACGGTACTACTAATTGGATATATCCTATATTCGAAACAAAGCAACAATATTATAAGTTTCTATTAAAATTGTTACCACATTTTAAGCAACGTTACATAAAATATATTAAAAAGAATAAAGCTCCTGATGAAAGTGAAGAGAGCAACGAAGTAGCTCTATTAGCTAGGAGTTTAGAATTATCACAACGAGAGATTAAACAGTATTTGGATAAATAATTAAAATGAGTTTTGAAGGAAAGATAATACAGGTCAGTAAAATTAAGGAGAGTAGACTGTTAAATCCTGCGATGATCGCGGCGAAGAATCCAGATACCGGTATAACAGTTCAAAACAAAAGTGCATATTTTGTTATTAGGGATTGTGCTATACTGACACAAAAATATCTACCATTATATATATATGGTGAATTAGAACACCCATTTACATTACTGAGAGGTAGATTTATAGAAAAGGATATTATAGACTTCGTAGCTCGGTCACAAAAGGACCTACATACCAAACAGTTACTATATTTAATATTTACTGATATAGCGAAACGAGAAGGTAATGCTATAATAACACAACCGACCGCGGCATCTGATACTGTTTTAGACTTTTCTGAAGATGTAGAGGTTGATGATATATATGGAGAGTATGAATATGTTCATACAGATACACCAACAACACCATCTGATTATTCACTTCCGGAGCAACCTCTAAATATTGATCTATCTGATAACAGAGCAATTATAGATAAATTGATTCAGGTATTTGAAGCAGTTAGAGATAATAACTAACGGCGACGGCTAGGGATTGCATAAAATCCGATGACCATAAAACATAAATCTATAAAGGATGATAACATTAAACCACCTGTCATTTGTACTGTAACCCAATCAGTCCCACCAAATAACCAGGCGAGTATTCCCCACTTTGCGCCGTCACCTCTCGGTACAACAACATTATAGACGATATGTGGATTCAACGCATAATAAACCATCAAAAAGCATAATGTAAAAGTTATACTAAGAAATAAAATTCTTCTAGTTATTTGGGTAAATGGATTTGATGCTTGACTCTTTTGATTATGCACCAATGCAGCAAACATCTTATCATCTCTTGCAGCTAACATCAATTGATCTTGTCTTTTTTGCTCAATCCAAGCATTAATAAAATTAGCACCGAGCTTGACTCCAGCACCGATTATCGTATTGAATATAGGTCCTAACATATAAATACTTAGGTAGTTAGATAGAAATCTTAACGTCTAATGAGATTGTAGCGCTTTTGCTTTTACATTAACATCAATACTGTCACCAGTACACTTAATTTCTATCTCTCTTACATCATTATGTCTTATAATAATATCAGATATTTTGTTTTCAATATAATTTGTAATAGCTCTTTTTAATGGTCTAGCTCCGTATTTATTGTTATCAACTTTATTAGAAATAAACTCATAAACTTCTTCATCAAAATGCGCAGTAATCTTATTCTGTCTGAGACGAGATTTTAAGTCTTTGATTAATAGCTTAGTTATAATAATAAGATTGTCAACTGTGAGCCGGTCGAATATTATAACTTCATCTATTCTATTTATAAACTCTGGTTTCAAATTTTGTTTTAATTCTTTCATCACCTTACTATTCATATCTTCATCATCAGAAGACATAAATCCCATCGATGTATTATTATCCATTAGATGGGCACCGATATTGCTAGTCATAATAATAATTGTATTTTTAAAATTGACTATATTACCTGAGCTATCAGTTAGTTCACCTTCTTCTAACAATTGCAGTAATATATGTAAAACTTCCGGGTGGGCTTTTTCTAGTTCATCTAACAGTATAACAGTATACGGATTCCTCCGGATTGCTTCAGTTAGTAACCCACCTTCTTCATATCCAATATAACCAGGTGGTGATCCAATTAATTTACTAACACTGTGTTGCTCCATTAATTCAGACATATTTATCTGTACTACATTATCCGGAGAATCAAATAAATATTCGGATAATGTCTTTGCAGAATGTGTTTTACCAACACCTGTTGGACCTAAAAATAAAAATGAGCTTATAGGTCTATTAGGGTCACTCAAACCAGACCGGGATCTTTTAATAGTATTAGCAATACTATTAACAGCAGTTTTTTGGCCTATAATTCTGTTATTAAGATAATAAGCTAATCGACGTAGTCGATTACTTTCTTGTAATTCTAAATTAGTAACTGGTACTCCTGTCACTAGAGAAATATACTGAGTTACATCTAATTCGGTTATGTTGATTGACCTAGATTGTAATTTTGTCCATTCTTTATATGCATGAGTATATTTTTCTAGAATTTTTCTTTCCTGTGCTTCATATTCAGCAATTAGTTTAGTCTTTTCTAATTTAATGGCTTCATCTTTTTTATACTGTATATCTTCTATAACGTCTTTAACATCATCTTCAAAAATACACTGTTTATATACATCCGCGCGCTTTTTTGCGCCGAGCTCGTCCATTACGTCGATAGCCTTATCTGGGAAATTCCTATCAGTTATGTACCTATTCGCTAGATTGACCATAAGTTTAATTACTTTAACACTGTATTTTACACTGTGATGTGATTCGTATTTATTTTTTATCCCTTTTAATATATCTATTGTTTCCTTTATATTTGGTTCTGCGACCACAACACTTTGAAATCTGCGATCAAGCGCTCCGTCAGCTTCAATATAATTACGATGTTCATCTAGAGTGGTCGCTCCAATACATGTAATTTTCCCTCTTGATAAACTAGGCTTTAAAATATTACCGGTATCTAATGAACCTTCAGCATTTCCAGTTCCGGTGATATTGTGTATTTCATCTATAAATATAATACTATTATTATCCTGTTCTAATTCACTTATAATAGTTTTCAACCGATCTTCAAACTCACCTCTATATTTAGTACCAGCCACCAATAGAGCTAAATCCAATGTATGTATTGATTTTGTTATTAATTTATCTGGAACATTTCCATTAGCGATTCGCTGAGCTAATCCCTCGATAATTGCAGTCTTTCCAACTCCCGGTTCTCCAATCAATATAGGATTATTTTTAGTTCTTCTCAATAGGATTTGAATAACTCTATCTATTTCATCTTCACGACCGATTGTTGCATCTAATTCATTACGAGCAGCTTGAAGTGTTAGGTCTACACTATATTGATCTAATAGCGGTTTGTTACTAGTAGATGGCTCAGACTTGAGTCGCTTTTTATTTGGTGGTTGTATATCATTAATAAGCGTGGTTTTATTAATAATATCTCGGATCTGTTTAGGTTTAATATTATGTGACATTATCATATTAACAGCCATCCCGGTATTATCACTCACGACTCCTAATAGTAGGTGATCAGTGCCGATTCTAGACCAGCTTTCTTTATCACACTGAACTTTTAAATTTACTAATATTTTTTGTAATTTAGGTGAACAATTAATATTTTCTGATTCCTCTTTAACTGTTCCTACAATTTGATTAAGATGTATATGTATATCTTTTTTAAATTTAATTAAATCTATCTTTAATTCTTTTAATACCTTTAGTCCTCGACAATCGCCGAGTTCTAAAAGACCCAACAAGACATGGGAACTGCTTATAAACTCATGGTTATATCGCTGAGCTGCTTGCTTAGCTAAGGCAATAACCTGTCTGAACTTTGGCGTTAACTGTACGCTCATATAATGATTTAATCTCGACATAAAATTAGTCAATGAGACGTGCTTAGTACTTACTGTTTAAGTGTTTTTATGTGGCGTATTTCTGGGTTTATCAGTTCTTTATTAATAAGATGTTCTGATGTAGCTCTTGTGGGGTTAATATCTATTCCACCTCTACGGGCATATAAACACGTTACACATAACTCTTCTGGTATATATACATCCAACAAACGCTTGTATATAGTTTCGCATATCTCTTCATGAAAATGACATTCATCTCTAAAGGATATTATATATCTCAACAGACTAGCGATGTTGATTGAGTTATGACCTTTAATATAGATATATACATCTCCCCAATCTGGTTGAGATGTTACTCTACAATTACTTTTAAGTAGACCTGAGTGAACATGCGCGGTGGTCTTGCTCAATCCAGGTGATTCATCTATTTCATGAAATGAAATATCGTCTATCTCCAGTACTTCCGGTGTTTCGGTGTAGTGATCAATTTCCATTGAACCTAAATAAGAATCAGTGAATGATGCTTCGATATTATGATACCGCCATGCTGGGAATAAAGATGGTGCGAGCAGCGAATGTCCTCTACGGAAATCGTCATGTCCATCTGTAATATGAACCTGTACATCAACCCCTAGCAGCTTTGATAGATCCTCACTAGCTGTGACTGCTATATACTCTAAGGATCTCTTAGGAGTTGTACCACACTTGTACATATTGAAAGAATTAAAATATAATTTAATTGATTTACTCTCAACAATATATTTACTGTTACATGGATATACGATCTTAGCTACCCCTGTAGCTGGTAAACCGTTGTGAGTTAAACCAGAGACTTCATATGCATTCCATACATCATAACCTACAAACGGTAAATCGTTATCATCTATATCAAGATGTTCTCTATTATTGCTTCTAGGTTCGCGAACTAGAAGTGATGGATCATACTGATCTTTATATTCGGATGTTTGACCTAAGTGTTTGCTTACTTTTGAGTTATCTAGTGCTGTTGTCATATTTTTTAACTGTATCTAAAATTGTTTCCATTCTTGTATTGACGTTACCTTCTAAGCGGACTAGAACCGGGGTGCCATAAGATGGTTCATCAAAGTCCAAACTTTCATCAAAGTCTCCATTGATGAATTCGAATTCAAACTCTCTAATAATGTCTGACCGGAATTTTCTATCAATACTTCTCTGTCCATCATCTTCAATAGGTACGTCTTGTGGATCAGTATAAAATATAATATCTAACCGAGATAGTAATTTATCATATAATTGACCAGCATATTCTTTAACCCACTGGCTTATCTTTCCCTGTCTGAAAAGATAGTTAGTATATATCCATCCATCTAGTATACATCTATCAAGCAAAGCCGATGTACTAATATAATGGTTATGTAAATGTTCATTTAAAATAAACAACTGTGTTATATCATCACCAGCTTCATTAATATCAACGTGCTGTTCACGAGCTACTTTTCTAGTCACTTCCGGGACGCAATGATATTTCCGGAAGAAAGGGTTTCCACAACACTCTTTAAGTAGAGTTGTCTTTCCGGTGGATTGCGCTCCAGTAAAAGATATTAGCATTCTAATTTACCCTCCAGAAAACTCACCCACATATATCCAGCCATTTCATGTAAAGCTTCTGTTAATCTCTTTTCACTATAATATGAATTATTCATTGAGGATTCCATTAATATCTCCCCACTATCTACTTCGTCTGAAGCTTTATGTATGACACACCCCACATGTGATGGTGGGTTGGGCATATCAAATACTTTCTTCTGTGGATCCATTCCTTTTAGTTCTGGATACTTAGTAATTAAACCTGGATGTAGATTGTATATTTCGTGAGACTTACATATTGAACCTGGTATAATTTTCATCCAACCATGCATTGTAATTATAGCATCTTCATCTAGGAGCTGTCTATAGTCCATAACGTTTGGTTTTGTATTAGAATAAACTACATCTCGTATACCTTCATGGATGATGTCAGTACCGGGTGGTTGGTTCGTTATAATCTTATCCGGGGTTCGACCCAGCTTATTGGAAATATTTACAATCTCCAATCCAGTGTGGCTAAATAATGCTATCCATTTTCTTTTCATCTTCGTAATATTTTTTTAAACATTTTAGTATTATATTGTATAAGTTCTAACTCAGAATCAGTAATTTCATGATCTATCATATCTGCTAGTAATGTACTAGGTTTTTCAGTTAATCCGTACTCATCATTATACTTCAATCCGTGCATGGAAGCAACAATCGGATTAGATGTATCTACACTTTTTATATTAAAGATATTGTTGTCTACATACCATCGAAACTCACGTGCTAAACTACATCCTAATAGGTGATGAGGTTTGTTCCAGTTCCATATACCTTCATGTACTAGCTGTTCAACAAACCGTTGTCTCCCGTTGGAGAATCGCTGCAGCTTATTCTGACCATATCCGGTAGTCTGATAGTAACTGTAGTCAAAGCTTATAGCTATCATATCAGCACATTCACTCATAAATCTATAACAATCTACTAGCTCGCGCCATGTTTTACCTTGAACTACTCCCATTGTTCTACATTGTGGAAAGCAATATTTGTTTTCCCATTGCATGAACGCATTACATGTTTCAGTATAATCTTCTAAAACATCAGGTACAATATATAAATTAGGCTCTAGTTTTTCAATCCATTCAGCATATTTATCATGATGAAAGCTCTCTCCTAATTCGAATATACTATTATCTAAATATATTTCTTTATTTAAAGTCTTCGCTCTAACAAAAAAATCGTAATACTTATCACGTGTCTCAAATAAATGAACGAGCGCATAACAATAATCATTATATTGTAAAGATTTATCTAGAATTGATATCGGGCTTTCGTGAGAGACTTCTATTCGCATACGTTATATTATATAGTATACGAAACTATCTATCAACTGCAACTTATCTTAGTGGTACAACAGTTGTACTGCATCCACATGTAATCATGTGATATACTTGTCCGATGACCAATGTCATTGTCACTGATGTTTGACTAATACAGCCAGATTCTCTTCCTCCTTGGCCGCCTACTTCATCATCATCAGGTACACATACTGTTGAGCTACCACCGGCGACCGCAATAAAAGCAGGAGATGGCGTATATCGACCGGTGCCTTGGTCGACTCCACCGGAGAGATTATTACCGTTTATAGCTATATTTGCTCCGGATTTAGCTAAGGTGTAAGCATTACCAGCTGTACTGCAAACTGAATGTGTTATATTGACTGCACCAGCTCCAGAGCCGATTGCTATAGTCACTACTTCTCTAACAGCCGAAACGCGTTTAGAAGCAGCAACAAAGTTTTCTCTAGTATGATCTCTAGTGTCTCCTATTTTAACATCGAGGAATCGCGATTGTTCGTAGTGACCAAATCGTCCCGGGAAGGACCTAGGTGCTGCTTCATATGCAAGAGGGTGTGTGGACGTCAGTCGAAATGTAAATATTGTTCCACCTACAGTAATTGTATCCCCGGCGGATGGTTGTCCGTTAAATGTTATTGAACCGGTGGCCTTGACTGGGTCAGTTAGCGCTGCACCGGTAGTTGCGGTTCCTGGTGTGTATGATCCTGTTTCTACTTTCATCTATAAATATTTATTGTTTAGACAAATAAAAACCCTCGGATAACTCCGAGGGTTTAAATTTTCGAACGTATATATCATTTCAACGTCCGTTTGACATACTTGAATTAACCGTATACTTGGCCTTGTGCCATATACAAACTGTTCGCACCAGGTACGAACGATGTTCCGAGGCCTCTAACGATAACGACGTGGTAGTATAGATTTGCTCCGAAGATGTTGTCAACAACACCATATCGGGTTAGCAAGCCTACACGCGGCGCGAAATCATTAGGTCCGATTGTCCGTTGTACCATTACTGGTATATACGGGCAATATACAATGCCTGTGTCATAAAACTCAGGTCCTTTGTATCCTAGGAGCACATACTCAATCTGCGCAGAGCGCGTAACACCAGCAGAACCAGCGGTTGTACCGGCGGTATCTCCTGCAGCAGTGTCACCTTCGTATTGGGCTTCTGTACGTGTGTCACGATATACGTTAAAACGACCACCGAGGTTACCTACACGGGCAATTCCTACAGGTTGTGTATTTACACTACCTTGAACTTGCATCCACTGAAATTCAGGGAGCATTTCTAGAATAGCACAAACACGTGGTGTTGCAACTAAGAAGTTAGCAGCACCGCGCCTGTTACGGATTGCAATCCGATTGGCTTCTACGATGAGTTTAGCATATAGGTCGCGATTACGTTCAGCAAGCCAGCGCGCGTCGGCGCTAGCAGGTGACCATGTACTATAACCAGCACCAGCTCCTGCGTTTAGAGCGACCTGAACCATCCTCATGATCATTTCACGGTCGATTTCGGCCTGAATTTCATACGACATAGCGTTTGTCAATTCAGTATCGATATCGATACCATTCATGTTCTTAAGGTCTTGTTCAAGTTCAACACTCCAACGAGCAGCAAGTCTGCGAGTTCCAGCTTCAACAGCGGTCTTTTCAAATGAAACGACCATCTGGGGAATTTTACTGGTTAGCTCGAAGTTTGCTAGTAACGCGGCAACACCTTTATCTGAATCCGAGAATACGAAGTCCGCGTTTCCAACGAGACTAGCTGAGCTAGCTCCTGTGAAACGAGTATCTAATCTCTGATATCCGGCCTCCTTAGCATTCGCATCTGTTCCGGAACCGATTACTGTATTACTACCAGCTGTGTCTTGATTCGCAGCTGTAGTAATAGAAGCATCTAGTTTTTCATCAGAAGCACCAAGTGCTTGTGATTCGTACTTATACCGGAGCGCGAAGGCTAACCCAACAGGGCCAGACATCGGTTGAACACCAACGATTTCGTTAGTGATCAGCTCAGGGAATGTACGACGGATCATAGGAATGAGGATTTTTGGAAGCCTAGCATCACCTGCGGCATAGTTATCGGCACTATACCCGGAAGAAGCGGGCGAACCACCTCCACCGAAGGCGGAACTGTTGTTAGCTTCCGTAAGGCACCATGCCTCTTGGTTTTCCAAGAGAATGGCAGTATTTACACGAGTATGGTCATCTTCAATAGGCGCTACGTTGTCAGAAGAGTAATCCAATACTGGATTCCACTTATCGAGGAGAGCTTTCGCTCTATCTTCATTAATGTATGACTGTGAGGGTCTAATTTGACTCATAATTTTTTGTTTTCCTTTTCGACTATATTACTCAGGTCATCTAGTAACCTCATTATAAAATTAATATTTACCAAGCTCACCCATATATTG